TTAACTGCACGAGAACACCTAAGCCGACTATGTGAAGCAATAGGTCTTTAATACCAGTTACGCCTTCCATAATCATTTTGATTGTGTCTTTCATTTTAGTTTCCCCCTATTAATGAACAAAAATCGGTGTTGAAACCGACTTCGTATAATAATTATAAGTAATAATCAAAAAAATCAACTGATATATAAATATATATCCCTATTTTTTGAGATTTGTATATTTATTGTTAGGTAAAAACTATGTCAAACGATTACGAAATATTCAAGGGAAAAACCCTATCAGATGTCTTTAAGGACATATACGATAATTCCAAAACCAATAAACAACAATTAGAAGTATTGATGAAAGAGGTTGTGGGATTTATCAAGGACGGAGATACAGCCGTTCAGATTATACCTATGTTGAAAGAGTATTTGGAAATCAATGTTAAGAACGATGAACAACTTGTCAAGTTAGCAACAATCGTTCAAAGAATTACAGCAGCAGAAAAAAGAATATCAGATAACGGAGACGAGTATGGCTTGTCGGAATCAGAAAAGGAACAATTGATGAATGCAATTGAATCTGATGTTCAAGAGTTACAAAATAAGAAAGATGAAATAGATAGTTCTATCAGTAGAGATAATTAATGGTCATAGATTTTCAAGAAGTTGAAGTACGTTTTGTGTATACTGCACAGAAAGAAGGTAATAGTAATTACAAAATTTTAGGTAGATTCGTAGGTTTACACTCAAACAAATCATCAGTAAATCCTATTGTATTTAAACCACTGGACCCAAACAATTTACAACTACCAGTTGTACACGAAATAGTTATGGGTTGTAAAATTGATGGAGTATATTATTATACTAATAAAATTAGTAAACTTGATTCACCATCAGTTTCACCGGAAGTAGGAAAAAGTGAATTTCTTGCAAATAGAAAAAATGTAGATATTAAGTATGGAGATTATTTTACTGTAAATCCTTCCGGTTCAAAAAGTTTAATACCCTTTGAGGGTGATACAATTATACAAGGTAGATTTGGAAATTCAATTCGTTTAGGTAGTAATCAATATAATGATTTTGATATTGATGAACTTAAAGTAAAAGATAGCAGAGAATTTATTAACTCACCAAATATAAAATTAGTATCTGGAATATCTAAGTATCCAGTAGATGAAGTAAGAGAAGGCTATCTTGAAGAAATGAAAAATGAATTAAGTTCTATATACTTAACGACAAACGAATCAACAACAATAGGTACTTATAAGTTTGATGATAAAGTTTATGCTGGAAGTCCTAATGTAATTATTCAATCAGACAAAATTGTATTTAATGCAAAAGACAAAATAAATTTTTGGTCATCTAATATAAATTTAGGTGATAGTTTTTTAAATTTAAATTTTGGTAATGAAAAAAATTTAGAACCTATGGTATTAGGTAACACATTAAAAACCTTATTAAAAAATATATTAGATGTAATTGAAAATACAATAATTGGTGGTGGTAATACGACATTAGCAGCTCCTTATAAAAATAAATTTACAAAAGTTAGACAAACACTAGAAGATGACGATAATGGAATTTTAAGTAAGTTTGCAAAAATTAGAGGTAATAAAAATGATAATGAGGCATAATAATGAATAAAAATAAGTTAAAAAATATAATTGAATTAGTTGTTCGCAAAGAAGTCAAAAAACAACTGAGTGAGATATTTATTAATGAAGAAAAAGAAATTAGTTTAGCAGAAACAATTTCACAACCTAAACCAAAAAAAGTTATCAACAAACCTAAAAAACAATATTCAAAAAACCCAGCGTTAAATGAAGTATTGAACCAAACCAAACCACTGGGGTCATCACAAACAGATGAATATCCTACATTGGGAGGTGGAGTATTAGGAAGTGATAATATGGCAGATGTATTGGGTTATGGAGATTTAGGTAGAGGACAGAATAAAGAAAGAGCGAGAGAAATGGGGGCAGTTGACACAATCAAGAAAGCAGGTGTTTCAGTAGACCAAGTTCCTGAGGGTGTCCAAGATGCTTTAACTCGTGATTATTCTGGTTTGATGAAAGCAATAAATAACAAGAAAAAAGGTGAAGGTGGATTTAGACCATAATGGCAAATGTAAGAGAAATAGATAGAGATGAAAACATTTATGTTGGTATAGAGTTTCCTTTAGACCACAATGAAACTGGTTTTTTTCGCAAAACAAAAACTATTAGACAACAAGTAAAATCAAATATAAGAAATTTAATTCTTACTCAAAAAGGAGAAAGAATTTTTCAACCAAACTTTGGCTCAAATTTAAAAAAATTATTATTTACACAGATAACACCAGAAAGTTTAAAAAGTTTAGAAGATGATATTAGACAATCAATGTCAACTTGGTTGCCTTATGTTAATATAAATAACTTATTAATATTTCAAGACGATAGAAATCCAAATCAAGTTTTAATTACATTAGAGTATTCAACTCAGGTTGAACCAGAAGTACTTGACACTATATCGTTTGAAATTGGAGCAGGAGAATAAAATGGCCGTTGATTATAATACAAACAAAAAAGTAATTAAAAAGGAAGTTAGTTATTTGGGGAGAGATTTTTCAGACATAAGAACTAATCTTATAGAGTTTGCAAAAACTTATTTCCCAAATCAATACAATGACTTCAATGAATCGTCACCAGGTATGATGTTTGTTGAGATGGCTGCATATGTTGGTGATGTAATGAATTATTATGTTGACAATCAATATAAAGAAACTTTATTAAACTATGCTGAAGAGAAAAAAAATGTTTATAATATTGCACAAGCCTATGGATATAAACCAAAAACGGCAACACCCGCAATAACAGAAATTACGGTATCTCAAACGGTCCCTGCTAAATCATTAGGTGGTGGTGAATATGAACCAGACTTAGATTATGCTGGTGTCGTATCAAGAAATTCAGTTGTAGCAACCGATACTGGTGTTGAATTTACAATTCCAGAAGAAGTAGATTTCAGAGCAACATCTGCACTTGACCCAAGAGATGATATATTATTTATAACATCATCAGCAGGAGTTCCACAAAACTATAAATTAAGAAAAAGAGTTAATTGTATTTCTGGAACGACAATTGATGAAGCATTTTCATTTAATAGTCCTAAAAAGTTTGACAAAGTAACTTTGGGAAGAGATAATGTAACAGAGATTGTTTCAATAGTTGATTCCAATAATAATACTTGGTATGAAGTTCCTTTTCTAGCACAAGACACTATTTTTGAAACGACAGAAAATTCATCTTTAAATGACCCAACATATACTCAATATCAATCCGACACTCCTTATATGTTAAGATTAATTAAATCTACTAGAAGATTTACAACAAGAGTTACTGATAATGATAGACTAGAATTAAGATTTGGTGCGGGAGTTAGTCAAAACGCGGATGAAGTTTTAATTCCTAATCCGGATAATGTTGGTTCTGCATTAGGTCTTGGTATATCAAGACTAGATGAGAGTTTTGACCCATCAAACTTTTTAAAAACAGGAACTTATGGTTTAGCACCTTCCAATACAAGTTTGACAGTAACTTATCGTTATGGTGGTGGTATAGAGCATAATGTTAGAGCAAACTCTATTACTCGTCCAAAGAGTGTAACATTTACAATTGATGATGGTAATTTAAATTCTGATAATGTTACTGAGTCTGAGGATAGTTTAGAGTTTACCAATTTTAATCCTGCAAGAGGTGGTAGTTCAGGTGAAACAATTAATGATGTTAGAGAAAATGCATTAGCATACTTTAACGCACAAAATCGTGCAGTAACTAGACAAGATTACTTAACACGAGTTTATTCACTACCACAGAAATTTGGAAATATAGCAAAAGCATACATTACAAAAGATACACAATTAATTGAGAGTGATGATAATCAAATAGAAGAAATTGAAAATCCGTTCTCTATGAACCTATACTTATTAGGTTATGACTCAAATAAAAACTTATCAACTTTAAATGAAGCAGTAAAACAAAATTTAAAAATGTATTTATCTCAATACAGATTATTAACAGACGCAATAACAATGAAAAATGCATATGTGATAAATATCGGTGTTAGATTTTCAATAGTAACACAAAGAGGATTTAATAAGAGTGAAGTGTTATTTAATTGTATACAGGTTGTAAAAAATCATTTTAATATATCAAACTGGCAAATTAATCAACCAATAATATTAAGTGATATCGCATATAAAATATCAACTATTGATGGAGTCGCAAGTGTTGTGCCACCAGTAGAAAACAATCCTAACAATGAAATAGTATTAATAGAGGGTAAGTTTGACACTGAAAGTGGATATAGTGGTAATGTTTATGATTTAAATTCCGCACTTAAAAATGGTGTCATTTATCCATCATTGGACCCAAGTATTTTTGAAGTTAGATATCCTAATCAAGATATTATTGGTAGAGTAGTGGGAGACTTATAATGCATTATTTTATATTTGGAGATAAAGACGCAACAATATATTCAGGTGGGACTACATCATCTATCAATACTGGTGCTGATGAAATCTTAGAAGTTAATAAAACTGTAAACCAAAATGGTTCAGTTGCAAATGTTTCAAGAGTATTGATACAATTTGATTATACAGATATTTCATCATCAATACAACAGGGTAAAATTCCATCAACAGCAAAATATTATTTAAACTTATATGATGCTGGTTCAGAAGAATTACTAAGAACTCAAAATTTATTTACACATATGATAAGTGGTAGTGATTGGACAGAGGGTAATGGTAAACTTGACCACGACCCAGTTACTACTGACGGAGTAAGTTATCAATATAGAAATCAAGATGAAACTATACCTTGGGTAACGGGTTCAGTATTGACTGACGGGGGTGCTTGGTGGACAGGAAGTATTGATGCTCAATACGAAGTTAGTTCGTCAACAACACTTACAAAGGCAACCCAAGATGTAAGAATTGATATTACAGACTTAGTTAGTAATCACATATATTCCGCATCATCATATCCTAACAGAGGATTATTAGTTAAAAGAGAATCACTCTTAACAGGTTCAAGAGATTTTTCATTTAATCCTGGAAGTGATACAACAAAAGACGAAAGTAGTTCAACGAGATTAGGAAACCTAAAATTCTTTTCAACAGAAACCCATACAATTTATCCACCCAAGTTAGAGGTGGTTTGGGACGATAGTTCTTGGTCAACAGGAAGTCTATCCGCACTAAGTTCAACAGATTTAGAAAGATTAAAAGTATATTTTAAGAACCTAAGACCAGAATATAAAGAGGATTCAAAAGTAAAGTTCAGAATAGTTGGAAGGGAGTTATATCCTACTACGGATTTTGCAACAACACCAGCAGAATTAGATGTAAAATATTTACCAAGTGCATCAGCGTTTTACTCGGTTCTTGACGCAGATACAGAAGAAGTGATTGTTCCATTTGGGACAGGTTCAAAAATCAGTAGTGATTCATCAGGTAATTATTTTAATGTGTGGATGAATGGATTTCAAGCAGAAAGAAACTATCGTTTTTGTATCAAGGTAGTTAGTGGTAGTGGAACTACTGATGAACAAATAAATTATTATGATGACAATTATGACTTTAGAGTAGTGAGGTAAAACAATGCCATATAAATCAACAGACGCAGCAGTAAACAGTTCACCTTATTATGGTGCTTATGTAAACGATGAACTCATAGAATTAAGAAATAAAATAAAGTCTGAACGAGCAGACTTTTTGACAAATGAAAACTTTTCAACAACAATTAGTAGAAACTCTGATGGATTTATAGTATCATTTGAAAATCCATTTCAATTTGGAAAATCAGAGGGTTCTGGATTTAATTTGTTATCAATTGGTTTAGTTGAAACTATATTTTCATCAAAGTTTAACAAAAAAATAAATAAAGATTTTAATTTCATAGGAGTTGAATAAAAGTCGTGCCTAGATACGGATTAACAGAATCACAAAGACAAAATTATTATTCATTACGAACAACAAAAATTAATAGAGAATATATTGATTATGTTCATTTGTTCGTTTATGACCTTGATGATAAATTAATCAATGATACACAAATTGATTTTGATTCACTTTTTGACCCAGACCTTGAACAATTTAGAACTACACTATCAGTAAATATAGGACAACATTTAAGAGATTTAGATTATAGAGATGGTGAGTTTAAAGTAGAATATAGATTTTATAGAAAAATAGCCGGTAATGAAGGAACAGCATATTTTGTTGAAATACAAACTGGTGATGAATATGAGGGTGAATCAGGAAGTGAACTTGTTAGAACTGCAACTGGTCTTATAACAAAATACTTTGCACTTAAAAGTGATGGAACACTAGATTACGATAGAGAACTAATTCTTTACACAGATGTTTATAATGTATTTGAAGTAAGTCCAGATAGGACAGAGTTAATTATTGCACCTAACGAACAATTTCCAGATGAAGTTAAAACAAGACTACTAAAAGATTTAAGAAAAATTAATAGTGGTACTTATTTTATACCAGGTAAGATTAGTGATAGCATAAAAAATGCTTCGGATATTTTCCCTTCAAATAATACTCTTGAATTACCAAAAACAGATGAATACGATGAAGTGTTCACATCAAATATGGTAGGACAAACTATTGTATTTGAAAACTTTTTTAGAGCAATAGTTCCAGGACACTCAGCAGGATTCTTCTTTCAAGATTGGAAATATTCAACATATGGTGCTAAAATGGGACAACGAGGATTAGCACAGCAACCAAAAAATTCAGAAATTATTTTAGAAAATAGAGATTGGGGTGACTTTGAAGAATTAAGTCAACAAATGGAATCTGGATTTTCCGGACAGGATAGTATTTTAGAACTACCACCAATGTTGATTAATGAACAGGGTTCAAGAGTAGTAGATGAAAATGGAGCAACTGCTGACGCATATAATTTTGAAAACTTAACCATATCTAATAAAAACATCAAAGACAATATATCAGGTGAAAATGGATATTATTTAGCACAAGCGGTAAAAAGAAGAATTGATTCTTTAGAACATCTACCAAAAGATTTATGGGTAACTAAGACCAAAGGTAAACTACAAAATCCAATACACGAACAAGAGCAAACTGGTGATGAAGAAAACGATAGTAATTTTTTACATTACGAGCAAGGTATGCACCCCTATGTATATGATGAAAGAGAAGATACCGACAATATAGCAATGAACGAATCTGATTTCACGAGAGGTGGAGCTTTGATGGAACAAATTGGACTTGTTGGTATTGATGTTAATGACCAAGTTGATATACCCTTTCGAGGTTATTCAAAATATTGTGATATGAATCCCTTTAGAGCTGCTAGTGATGAATATTTAGTTCACGAAGTTTTAATACCATTGTATTGTACGATAACACAGGTAGTTGATGAAACAACAATTAAATTCAATATCAATCAGATAAAACAACAATATTATGATTTAAGACATAAAGGATTTAAAATAACTTCACTTGGTGTTCACAACAACCCAAATAATTATCAACCAGGTGATATTGAAACTTTTAAAATGTCTGATATTTCTAAAATTCCATTTTATATTGAAAGTGATGCTTACAATGATGTTGGACAATATAGAACATATTTAAAAAATAACTTAGACTTTTATCTAATAACAAACTTAAAACCAAATCCAAGTGGATACGCTATAAAATTACACAAACCACTACTAGATAATGTGGTAGATGTAACAGGAGAAACTCCTTCAGAACTATCTATTGTTGAAGAAAGACTACAAGATATAAAAGAAAAAATTGTCTTAATACCTACACAGGAAGTCAATGATACATTTTTATATCCAGCAAATTTTGATAGTCAATATAATGAGATTAACAATCAACCGACTGCTTTCCAAAGTCAAAACGACATATTAAGTTCTGATACTGAACAAAATAGAGAACTTGAAAGATTACTGGTATCAAGTAGTTTACTTGATGTTCAACCAAATGTAGATTATTCAAAAACCACAACAGATATCTCAACGGAAACTGACGACACTGGTTTTGGTAATTTTATACATTTTTCAAATTCAGAAAGAAGACTTTTAAACTTTAGAAAAAAACTTAGATTAATAGAAAGTTATACCGCCGAAAGTGGTTCACTATCAAGTGTAACATCAACTACGGTTGTTACAAAAAGAGAAGACATATCTAAAAAACGACAAAGAGTAATTGACTCGTTTACTCCGTATGAAGATTACTTATATTTTGAAAGTTCTTCATTTTCAAGTGCATCCAATGGAATATTCCACGATACATCTTGGCCAAAAACAAACTCATCAACACCATACATATTGGAGCATTCATCAGGTTCAACAGGACAAACTTGGTTTAATACTATGATTTCAAGTGCGTCTAAATATGACTTTGATAATCAAAATTCTTTAAGAAATACCTTACCAGACCACGTCTCATTAGACACTGAAAATAATGTATATTTAGAATTTATGGATATGGTTGGTGAACAATTTGATGAGACTTGGACTTATGTAAAATCTCTAACTGATATTAACATAAGAGTAAATAATATGTCAGAAGGTATCTCAAAAGATATCGCAAGATATTACTCAGAAGCTCTTGGTATAAAATTATTTAATGGTAGTTCTTTGACAAACTTATCAGAATATTTGTTAGGTAAAAACACTGACGGAACTTCTAAAAATGAATTGTCTGGACAAGCTATTAGTGAAGAAATTTGGAAAAGAATATTAGCAAACTTACCTTACTTTTTTAAAACAAAAGGAACAGAAAGGTCAATCAAAGGTATATTAAATTGTTATGGTATTCCAAGTTCAATTTTACGAGTTCGTGAGTATGGTGGCCCAGATAAAGGTACAAGAGTTAATTATGAAATAAAAAGAAAATTTACAAGAGCATTAGATTTTAGAGCAGGACAATATATTAAATCTCATTATACAACTTTACAAGGAAAAGATATTAATGGTAGTGATAAAAACTTATATCCAGAAACAATGGAGTTTAGATTCAGAACACCAAATAGTGTAGGTTCGTCCGGTTCAATGGTATTATTACAAAAGTCTGGTTCTGGTGCCGGAAGTGAGGGTAGTTGGGCAATATCTTTACAAGATAATGGAACAACTGATGATTATGGATATTTAAGGTTTGCTATAAGTAGTTCTAATTCTTCAACAGGAGTTGACCCAGTTCAATATATAACATCGTCTTTAAATGCATTTTATAATGATGACTTCTGGTCAGTAATGTTAACAAGAAAATCTGCAAGTGATGGGAGTGCATTTACCGAAGATAGTATATATGCGTCAGCATCATTTGAATTAAGTGTAAAACAATACGACTCTACAAGACAACGAATAGTTTATCAATCATCAGAAAGTTTAGAAACTGGTATGAGTAGTTCATTGGCAGCCTTTACTTCAAGTGGAGATTTATATCTTGGTGGTAGTGGAACAGGAAATCACGGAAGTCAGTTCAGTGGGTCTATGATGGAGTTTAGACTGTGGAGTGAACCATTATCTCAGAGTGTGTTTAACAACCACGTTCGTACACCAAAAGCATATAATGGGAATACAACGTCATCCGCTTATGATAATTTACTACTTAGATTAACCTTAGATGAAAATAGAAATTTAAATACATTTCCAACAGCATCGAACTTCAGTCATCAAAAAACATTTAGTTTAAACTTGTCTGGTAGTAATGTAAATGGATTTACTGGTAATTTTTATAGGACTTTAACTGACCAAGAGAAAGTAAAAGTTCCTAATGTAGGATTTCGTAGAAACGCAACAAAGATTAGAATAGAAGATAATAATTTAAAACCAGGAACAATCTTAGATGTAAATCAAAGTAATGAGGTTTCAACAGATGACTTTGCACCTATTGATAGTGATAAAGTTGGAATTTACTTATCACCAACTGATGTAATCAATGAAGATATATTATATAGTATAGCAGATTTTAATTTTGATAATTTAATTGGTGACCCAAGAGACCAAAATCAATATTCCTATCGTGGACTAAAAGAGTTAAGAAGTAATTATTTCAAAAGATACTTAGGTGGTAAAAATAATTTTTTTGATTATCTAAGAATTTTAGAGTTTTACGATAATAGTTTATTTGATATTGTAAAACAATTTCTTCCAGCAAGGTCAAAAGCATTATTAGGATATTTAATAGAACCTAATGTATTACATAGAAGTAAAAATATTCTATCGTCTGGTATAACAAACGAGAATCAATATTACGAACAAGCAGACCATTTTCAAAAAGGAATGTCAGTTACTTCAAGTCTATCAGCAGAGTATATAATGAATGATAGCATAGTAACTTCAAGTCTCTATGAACCATCATTAGTTCACTTGAACGAAATAAATCCAAGGTCACCTAAGTCAACCACATACGCCACAGCAAGTATTGTAAGTGGTGATACTTTATTTACATTTACAGAAACATTACAACCATTTATGGTAAATTCCAGAAAATCCACTAGATATCAACAAGTAGAGCTTTACTATACTTCTTCTTTATCAGCATCTACTTCGGCAGGATTTGGTGAAAATTATAAATATCCAGGTGATTTATATGTTATAAGTTCATCTTTTATACCAAGTGAATTTGAAAAAATGTATGAGGACTCAGCAGTAAATAGATTATTTTATACAGGAACTCAACTTAATAAATTTAACAATACTTATGATGAAATTACCTCTGGTGAAGAACCAGTTATTATCAACACAAGTAGAGGAACAGAGTTAGAAACACAAGAATTAATTGAATCAAGATTAAAAACAAATTAATAGACGAAAAATTTAACTTTCTTATATTTATTACTGAATAAGAATAGTTATATTATTTTCCACAGGAGCAAATAAAATGGGATTTTTAGACAATACAACAATAACGGTAGACGCAATACTTACGAGAAAAGGTCGTGAAAAACTAGCAAGTTTTGGTAGTTTTGACATAGTTTATTATGCGTTTGCAGATGATGAAATAGATTACAATTTATATGATGTTACACATCCACAAGGTTCAACTTACTATGGTGCAGTTTTAGAAAACATGCCATTATTAGAATCATTTGTTGATGAAACACAAGTTATGAGGTATAAATTATTTACAAACGAAAATAAAGATTTAAATACTTTATCTTATGTAACAGTAGGTGGTAATACAACCGCTGGTAATAATGAAACAATTACACTTGTAGATATAGCCACAGCTAACTTTAGTAACGATGATACTTATAAGTTTACTCTTTTAAATACTAATGTATTTTCTATGACAGACTCATCTGGAAATAGAGGAACTCTCACCAGACGAGGTGGAAGTCAAGTAGTTAGAAATACATCAAGTGTAGTATTAACTCCAAAAGATTTAACCGGTTTAACGAATCCTATTACAAAAACAGTAGTGTTTATAGAATCCGAAGGAACTGGGGCATCTACAAGTATAACCATAACCAACACACATACATAGGAGTAAATCATGCCACATTTTAGTAGTTTAGTAGATAGAGGAAAAGCATTTGGGTTTAGAAATAAACATAGAGCATTAAGGACATATTTACAAAATGCAGTTGGAAACACAGATGAATTTGACACTTACTTTGGTAGATTTTTTGATGGTGAGCCACCAGTATTTTTAGGTAATCCATTTACTACAAGTCCAACCGACACTTCAGAATTTGGAGCAGCCATTACAGCATATAACAATGCTTATAGTGAACACCAAGACGAAGAGTTTGATTCAAGAATTTATAAGCCTCTTTTAGCAGACGATAAGTCAGTCATAACGACTACAAAAGTTTCATCAGGATTATTTACTGGTGGTGTTGGAACATTAACAAGTGCATTTAGTTCATCAGTCGCAGGTGATACAACAGCGTCTTACATTGAAATTTTCGATAAAAACCCACAATCAGATACCACAGCAGAAGTTCAATATGCATTAGGATATGCTCACTTCGCAGGTAGTGGTTCTATCGGAAACACAACCAAGACAACTGCAGGAAACAGAGAAACGGCAGCACTTTACAGACAATTTTCTAATGTAATTTTATCAGCGGATACTGAAAAATTTACATTTACGGGGGCACCAACCCCTTCATCATCAGGGTATGATGAGTTTTATTTTGTTGTGTTTAATAGAGCACAAATGAGAGAAAAAGTAGACCCAGGTAATTGGGAACTAAAACTTTCAGGTTCAGCTGAAATTTCATTAATAGACGATAGTGGTGCAACTAGCGTGACTGATGTCAATCAAGCAGGTAGAGTATTTAATATTGTTAGTGGTTCTATTACTAATGGTGTTCATACAGCCGCATCGTCAGAAACAACCTTTGGAGCACCAGGATTATTTTATCCTGATTTAGGTATTTTAATTTTAAATCCATTATTTTTAAGTGGAAGTGCTTTGACCGGTTCAAGACCGACAACAGCAACAGCAACTTCACCAGGTGTTATTTCACCAGGAGTTTCAACAAATACATTTGATGGTAATCCACAAAAACTTTATAATCACATAACTGCAAGTTCATACTTCCAAGTTCGTCGTGAAGAAGAAATTAATTCAAGAAGTTATTTTTGTAGAGCATTGAATAAAGAATATAATTACAGTAACAATCCTACATATGAAACTTCCGATAGTGGTGGTAATAGAGGAAAGTTCACTATTCCATCTTTTGTTGGAGACCCAAGAACTTACATTACACAAGTTGGTTTGTATGATGATAACTTTGAGTTAATAGCAGTTGCAAAATTAAGTCAACCACAATTAAAATCTTTCTCAAGAGAAGCAGTAGTAAAAGTTAAGTTAGATTACTAGGAGTTTAAATGTCAATTTTTAAGACTCTTGACCCAACACTCAAATCAAAAAGAGAGTTTGAAACAAACAAAACTTTCCTATCAACAAATAATGATAGTGCTAGTGGAGTATTTACAGTTCAATCACATTCAGGTTCTTTATATAATTATGCTAGTTCATCAGACAATGTCACATCAATAGTATCTGCTTCATCAACTAAAAACTATTTTTCAAAACCTAGTTGGAATTTAGTCAATACTAGATACTATCGTTATATTAATCAGAACAATGGTGTTCCACGTATGAATAGGTATGATACTCCAGTAACACAACAATCAATTAACTTAATGAAACCACCCTCTTATTTTTCTTTCGGGATAGGAAGTTTAATACCAGAAGCTCAACAATCAAGAAGTTTACACGAATCAGCTTCTATATTTAGTATTACCAGAGAATTATATGGTGAACACATACAACCAAATTCAGTAAAATTAACAGATACATCTAATGGTCTAACATTTGATATTCGTGATGACGGAGATGGAAATCTTTATGACTTTAATTTTTCAGCAAGTTATGCTGCACACAAATCAAGTTCTTTTGATATGGGTCAGGGAATTAGTGCAAAAGGTAGTGGGAGTGTGATTGGAAATGCATTTTACCAGGACGGATTAATAGTTGTCAATAGAAAAGGAACTTATAATAATGTAGGTTTCGGTTCGGGGTGGACATTAGAACATAAAGCAACACACAGAATAACTGAGTATGAATATGTAGTAACGGCAGAAGCAGGAGAGTTCAACAAATCTTTAAACATCAGTTTAACAAAAGGTCGTTCAGGTAGTATTATGATTCCACAAACAAGTTCAGTAGATGTACCAACAGTTGAAGAAGACCTTGATAGAAGTTGGTTATATAAATTTTTACCAGCTAATCACTTACCAGGAAACGAAGGAACATCTAGTTATCAATCACAATATACTGCAGCATCTCACTCAATAGACGCAGTAACTGGTTCAACTTGGTATCCAATGGTATCTCAAATAGGTTTATATGATATTGATGGTGACTTAATTGCACACGCAAAACCAGGACAACCTATACAATTATCTAAAACAAAAGCAACAACTTTTGTTATTAGGTTTGATGTCTAATTTTTAACAATCTTATATTTATTACTGAATAAAACTCAATGGAGAAAACAATGTTTCATTTTATGAAAAAAATGGTTATGACAGCAGTTATGTTTGGACTTGTCTTTGGACAATCTCCAATCATAAGAGTAAAACAATTAGGTAATTGGGATTCACCACAAACTTGGTGGAAAAACTCAGTTACTCAAGATTTAGATGATTTTTTAGCACAAGACACAAACAATCAAGCTTTTGATAATAACAACTTTGATAGTTGGAGAGATAAAGTATTGGAAATGGAAGTTACCTTAGATGATGTAGGAGAAGATATTACTACACTTAGGTTTGATATTGCATTTGACAATGACTTAGTTACTTGGATAGAATCAGGTGAAACATCAGTTAACGCTTGGAGTCAAGGAGATTCTAAAGTCGTTAAAGGTAGTCATATATCAGGTTGGACTGAGGGTGATGAAAGTTCTAATGCAGATTATTCTTTTGAGGTGGTTCACTTTTCTAATGTTGGATACCAAGATTCATTAGCGGTCGGTGGTTCTAATACATTAGTAGAAGAAAGTATTGCCGATACAAGATATGATTGGTTAAGAGTTACTATGGTAAGTCACGGAGTTGATGCCGATAGTGACGGAACACCAGATAAAACATTTGGTAATGGTGACGGAGAAGAGGTTCAAGTAATAAAATTTTTCTTCAAGATAAATGATGTTGTTGATGATTTCGCACCAAGAGCATTTAGAATACCAACATTTTATGACGGAACAACAGGATACTACACTTTTGTATCTGATGATTATTTATTAGATTATAAAGTTTACATTGATGGTAATTGGGGACACCACAAAGCAGCAGACAGAACATTTAATGGTGCTGCTCGTGGAGACATTACACTACACCCGAAACTTGTTGATGTTGAAGGATATATGAGATACATTGGAGAGTATGACGGAACAAATGCATATTCACGAAACAAATATTCTATGATGAAAGTTATCTTTGAATTAGATGAAACTAATCCAGACAATCTTTCTAATTGGAGAAATCCAAGAGATATTAATTATCCATCAAGTAATACTGATGAATCTTTAACTGATGATGTTATGGGTAGTTATGATGACGCTGGAACATTTGCATTAGGGTATCAACATATGAGATACTATGAACAAAATGCAGGAACAACATCAGACCAAAAAATCCAAAACGACGGATTTAGAGGAGTTAGTTATTGGTATTGGACATACACAGATGACAAAGGATACTTTAATGTATCTTTACCGAGAAACAATAGATATCGTGTATCGTTCTGGCCACCAGAAGCAGATGATGTTGTTGGAGACCATACAACTTATTTATTAGATAGAGGAGCAATCACTAACATTAGTGACGCAATCGCATCATTTAATTTCCAATCAAACAAATTTGAAAACGAAGATGATATTGATATCGCAACACCAAGTGCTTATTTAATTGGTGATGTGGACGGAGATGATAAGTTCCAATTAAACGATACATATTTCTTATGGGCATATACATCAGGAGTGTTCGATACAGATTACACACACTACAATGGTGAAACATATCAACAATGGTCAAGTATTGATAATTTAAAATCTGGTAATAATGATGAAACTTTAAATTATTATCAAGCACACGACGGAAGTACAAGAAACCAAAGAAGAGAGTTCAGTATCTTTGTTGATGATGATTTAGCACAAGAAACCGCAACACTAACATCAGACGGAGGTGGAGTTATTTATTTTAATCCATTGATGGATGATGTTCAAACAGGTTTAGATACTTTGTCAATTAAATTAGGAGCAGGTAGTTCTACATTTGGTAGTGATGTTAATCCAGATTACTTATTCAAAACTACTAATGCTTCTAAGCAAGTAGATATTATTGGAACATCAAACGATAGTGATATTGGATATTACTTTACAGGTGATATGAATTTAACAGGATTAAAAGTTGATAACAACGGAACAGCTATCACACCAACAAAAGACGGAACAACATTCTATCGTTGGGGAACAGGAACAGCACCAACAGAGTGGGCAAGAACATCATCACCAAGAACAATAGTAGAAAATCCAGATGTTCGTTTATCATTACCGGCAGACGGGAGTGTTAAAGTTCAAATGGGTAATCAAGTTGTAGTTCCTTTAACCATTACACCAATCGCAGATGAAATGACTGGTGAGGTTAACAAGATAGCAGGATATGAATTTGAGGTTAGGTTTAAAGCAGACCAATTACAATTCTTAGACGCTCAAACAGGTTTACTACCAGGCCCTTGGATGACTTATCTAAATGAAAGTGAGATTGATGACGAGGGATACAAAACAATTTCATTTGGTTCATTAGAAAATTCACCAAACAACGCACCAATCGATTATTACATCACAGAAGAGTTGGTTGGATTACAATTAGTATTTCAATCATTGATTAGTGAAAACAATCCAGACGAGTGGATTACAGCAGACTTACAATTCGTAGGAAAATATGCAGCAGGTAATCCAAACGGAGATGACTTACTAATGGAAAGACAAAGTGGTAATATTCGTATTTGGAATAAGTATTGGGCATTCGGTGGTGGACGACCAGATGAAGATGAATTAACTTATGTTTATCCAAATCCATTTATACAATCCGAACACACCGACATAAACTTTCAATTCTTTATGGAATTAGCTGGTGATGTTACGATTAGTATTTACAATATAAACGGACAAAAAATATCAACAATCTTTGAGGATTCAGTTCAAGAGGGATTACACAACTTTAAGTTTGACGAATTACCAGAATCAACTGACCCACAATTTCATAGTGGGTATAAGAATTTAGAATCAGGTATTTATGTATTCTTAATGGAAACTGACAACAAGATTAAAACAAAGAAATTTACAATTCTTAAATAAGGAGTATTATGAAAAAACTATTAAGTTTATTAATTTTAACAGGAACATTATTTGCACAAGCAAACAATGTCTTTACACTTAATCCAAGTGTAAATAGTGCCGGTATGGGTAATGTCGGTATAGCAAATGCAGATGTGAAAAATGTATTTCACAATCCAGCGTTTGCAGGACTAAGAGAATCACACCAAGAAGTATCTTATGTGGATTGGTTACCAAACCTTACAGATGATATGGGATATCAAAGTATTTTATATACATCAGACTTAGGTTGGTCAACTGATATATTTTATTTCAATTATGGTGAACAAACACAATCAGACCAATATGGAGTTATCTTAGGAAACTTTGAATCAGCATCATTTAGAATAAGTGGTGGTTGGGGATTTGGATATAAAGATTGGTTAGTAGGTGCAAGATTAAATCTATACAATCATAGTTTTATTGATGACCTTGATATCGATATGAATTATGGATTTGATATTGGTGCTTACAAAGAGTTCGGTGATACATCAATTGGTATCGTATTAAAAGATGTCGGTGGTGAAACTAAATTCTTAGACCAAGAATTAAATCTACCAATGTCGGTAGGTATTGGTGTTGGACATAAAATTGGAAACTTTACATTAGCATCAGATGTTAAAGTATTTGAAGACTACAATTCAATTGGATTGGGTGGACAATACGACTTAGGTATCGCAAGTTTAAAATTAGGATACTACACAGAATCAGAATTTGATGTAGACTATCTAACATTTGGTGGTGGAATTGACGCAGGTATTGTTGATATATCATTAGCATATTATTACAATACAGATAGTTTTTTTAACGAAACATTAATGATTTCATTTGGGTTTGACTTATAATGGATATTGTAAGTATTTGGAACTCAATAGGATACCTTGACGGAATATTGTTTACAATATGGTTAGGAATATTATATTATGGAAAATGTTGGATAGACAGCAGATTTAAAGTTATTAATTATCATAAATAGGAAAATAAAATGGCAAAGA